AGTCACCAGCAGTAAGGGAAGGATCAATTACCAAAGGGAAGACCGCATAGGTTCCGGCACCAAGGCCGGTAATAACAGATGCTGCATCAAAATTGGATCCCGCAGGAGCGGTAATACACATCAATCCACCAAAGCTGAAGGATGTAGCGCCAGTAGCATTACTGATACTATTGCAAGGTTGGGAAGTTGACCCAACACCTAGCAACTGAGAGGCGTACAGCTTAACAAGCTGAGGATGAGGTGTATCCAATATGAGACAGTCCCAGTTCGAAGTTGTGTTACCCGGGTTTGCACCCAAGGTAGCAGTATACTTCTGTAACCTGGTGACGCAAGGAGAAGAAGAGCCATCTGGATAACCAGTACAGTTCAAAGGATTATCGTGAAATATATCCAATGCTGCAATAAGCCATTGCTTCCCTTCATCCGACATTCCGAGTCGGGCGCCCATCTTATCAAGAATCTTCTGAGAACGAGTAGCTTTTGCAGACATGATGAAAATAAGGAGAGTATGAAAAATCCCACGAGGGATTTATTTTGGGTGTTAGTTTTATGAGCTCAACCCCAAGATAAGACTACGCGAATGGACCGTAGATCAAAAACTCATTCCTCTCATTACTCATAAGGGCAGCTACAACTGAGTTGTAGGTGATCAAAAGATCCAAATGGCCCTCACGAATCATATCATCATTATGTCTACTAAAGCAATATTGTATGAGACAATCAATCTCTTGACGCCAGTCATCAAATGCATAAACCATTTGCCTTACGGCACACAGCTTAACAAATGCCAAACGCCAAGAAGATCTCTTGAACCAAAAGAACACGCTAGCCGCCAACTTATCAAAGTTAGGACGAAAGATATAGCAACGCTTCTTGCTATCAAAGTAGAAACCTCTACTCAGAAAAGTACACTGTTCTATGGGACCCGATGCCTCTAGAGTTAACTCAAAACCCAAATCGGAGGCCTTGGAGATCGTGTCTGCGAATTCAGCACGATCCTCAAAAATCGAATCATCACCCATAATCTTAACTGCGAGTCCCTGATATTTGACAATCAGTTCATCAACAGAATTACAAGAAAAAGAAACAGCATACAAAAATACAATCATCATACAAAGACCATTGTCAGTCAACGTATTAAAACCACCTGAGGGGTTCTTACCAGTTTTCATGACAAGATT